CGATTTGTTTCGACTATGTTTCTATTATCGACATGTGAGGAAGTAATGTAAATACCAATCGGGAAAAAACTTCCTCATTTTGAAAAATTTTTCGGCACGCATTTTACACTACTATATTAGTATCATTTTAGGTGCTCGAATGCGAATCCTTCCTCGGGCGATTCTTTTATCTCTCCAGCCGACGCTTCAGACCAGTTCTTCGAGCTGATCCCATAAGAACATCGGACAGGAACTCGCATCTCGATTTCAGGATTGGACATGTGCCATACAAGGTCGCGTCTTGTGCGAGGATCCTCGAACACTTCCTCTGGACCTGTAAGACAAAGTTCATCGTGCACTTGAGCCATGTAACGAATAGGAGTTCCTTTAAGCTTACGTCTTAAGGTAACGATTCGTTCCTTCATAAGGTCAGCAGCAGTTGATTGGTTCAATGTATTGAAAGCGATGTGAGCACGATCCGCCGGCAAGTGTCTATGACGTCCAAGCAAGTTCTTAACGTAGCCTCGAGCCTCAGCAACCTTTGCAGCCTTACGACTTACACGCTTAAGCTCAGGAACCATTTCATGATACCCATCGTACACAGACTTTGCTTTTCGATTTCTTAGGTACTTGTAGATCTTATCGACTTGATCCTCGGACGATGCTTTCTCTTTTGCGATCTCAAGCAAGTGACCGACAAGATCCAAGTTAGATGACAAGGCCTCTTCGACCAAAGCGCGTCCACCACCGAAACCCATAAGGAAGTTCATCGTCTTAGCCGGCTTACGCTTAATGCCACAAAGCTGAGCGACAAGTTGATGGTAGTCTGTCCATGGGTCTGTGTTGTATGCTGCAACGATCGCTGGGTTGTTTGTGTAATGCGCAATCGTTCGGAATTCGATTTGCGAATCGTCAATCGAAAAGAAAGCGCATCCTTCACGAGGAATGATCAATGACTTAGCTAACTTGTTAAGCTGCTGTGAGTTGGGTTTCTTACATGACATACGACCTGTACGCACAGCTTGATTGTAACTTGGATGTAAGATTCCATCAACGTGCAGTTCTTGATACGGCTTAACGAAAAAGCTAACGAAGGTCGATAGTGATCGGTACTGCAACATTGTCTTGACCAGTTCAACCGGAGCGTCGGCATGGGTCAAGTACAGCTTAAGAGTGTCTTTATCGAATGAAGGGTTGTTGTCCTCCGTCCATCCTAGGACAGGTAAACCGTATTGATTGCAAAGGATGTCATAGCAGTCAGCTGAGTTGTCAGCCCTGAACATTTGGCCCGTGATGTCATACATCTTTTCATCGAGCTCCAACATCTTGTTCATGCAATTGATCTCTTGGGCCTTAAGCATGTTTGGGTCGACGCGCATTCCTTCACGTTCCATTTCAAACAAGGCCATCGTCAATTCTATTTCAGTGTTTGAGACTCGCCGGCATTCCTCGGGCATTCGGGACTCGATGTACTTGTCCAACCTCCTTGCAGTAATCACGTCTTGGCCAGCGTAAGGTGCCATGATGTCAGGCGGTATCGCTCCATAATCTTTGTTATTATGCAAGTACGGTTTCATAGCATCTTCATACTCACTAATATCATGCCTGAGCCAATGCTTACTGAGCGCGTCGATAGAATACCCGCCCTTAAACTGGCGGTCACTATCGATGATTTTAGCCTGAGTCATCGTGTCCTTAAGTATGTAGTCGGGGTCGACCAATACTCCTAAGGCATTAGCACTTACGTGGCAGTCGTATTTCACGTTGTGGTTCGTCCACTGCTTTGATTGGTCAACAACATCGAACCACCAGTCAATGAACGCGTCACGATCAATGTTTGGCCCGTTGTGGTGACCAACTGGAATGTACCACGCTTGCTTGTGATCATCCACAGTTATGCCCAGGCCGGCAACGTCACAGTTGTGCCAAGGGTTTACCGATTTCTCAGTCTTACTGCCGGACGTTGTTTCAAAGTCAGCGAAGATCGTATGAGCGCCGGCTAGTGCCGGCAACTCATCGACGCGTTCAACCATCTTAACACCATTATCAAAAGTCAGCATATGTTGAACATCTCCTCTTGTCGTTCAAGGTAAGCATCAAGTATGATTTGAGCTTGACGATCAGTAACGTAAGGCATGTCCTCATTCAACTTGATAAAGAAGTCATATTGAATGTCATACCGATCAAACGTATTCTCGATGTCGAAGTAAGCAGAGTTAACTGCAAGACATTGACCTACGTCATACATTTCCTTTCGTTCCTTGTATCTCTCCTTGAGCATTGCAGGATCCTCAAAGCAAATGACAACAGTCATCATGCCTTTAAGCGTAAGCATTGCGTCAATGAATCGATACAAGTTCGGCGTGATAGGCGTCTGTCCTCGACATACAGTGCCATACACTAACTCGCTCATGTGGAATCGATCTTGCACGAAGTAATGACCACTGTGAATGTCATAGTCGTGAAAGTAATCGAAGTGAGGTGGCAGCAACCCGAAGTGTCGATACATATGTCGAGGCAACGCTTCTAGAAACTTGCCGGCCAATGTTGTCTTCCCCACTAAGTCTGGTCCTTCAATAATCAGCATCTCTTCCATGCCTCCGATCTGTAAACAGGTTTAACATCGTAAAGTTTATGACGACATGCTTGAAGCATATCACAAAAGAATGGGAAGGCGTTTATGTAATCGTGGTCGAGCATATAGTCTTCCCGCTTGCATCTAAGAATCTCTTCTTTCGCAACCGCCGAACTGACTGTGTAAGTGTTTTCGTCCTTTCCAAGTAAATCAAGCCGGCGATGTTTGTAGTCTGTGCAACTCAAGGCCAACTTAGCCTTGTCGAAGTGCTTGTCATAAATGTGCATACTACCTACATTGTGAGTATAGGTTCCGAACTCCAAGTCGAGTGATCGTGCCATCAACTTTTGCAGAGTAGTGAAGCAAAACACATCATAAGGAAACCCAAGCCATATGTCGTTACTTCGCATATTCACGATCATATGCAACTTACCGTGACGGGCAATGAACTGCAAGGTTAGAGTACACGGCATATCTTTGACATCTAACTTGAAAGCATGAGGTAAGTCAGTAGGCCACCATAGGGATATGACAGCTTGACGACTATTGGGATGCTTACGAAGAATGTCTAAGACATAGCCTATCTGGTTGACCTTCGGGCAGGCTAAAGGATTAGCCATACGCCATCCGTAGGCCCCGTGTGCTATGTCATGCTCAGCAAAGTTTTGGTATGATGGAGCGTACTCCTTAATTCTTTTGATGTCACGCTCGCCGCTCATGTACCAAAGAAGCTCTGCTGAGGCATAACTTTTGCACAGGTCCCGAATAGGATTGCACAACCAGTTGTACTCAATGTCGATTAAGGTCGCACTGAACCCAAGCAGCTCACTCGTACCGCCGGCGCGACTTAACAAGTTCGTCCCACGGGATAATAGGCTTTCCAGTGTCTGGGTCCAGATTGAATCGATACTTGTGTGGCACTCCTCCGTATGGAAGAACGTCATGGCTTCTCCTTATAGTAGAGACATAGTTCGTTAGGTTGAAAACTTTCTCGTCCGCACCATGAACATCGTCGCCTTCCCATACACAATCACGATGATTATAGGATGACTCCCAGTCCTCATTGCCCCAATGATTGTCGAGGTAAAGGTCGACCTGTTCAGCAAGCCATTGGCCTACTGCTGGCACGACGCCTTTCGCAAGCTGAGCACCAGGGTTTCGACCGACAGGTATATTGTCGCCCCAGCCCATGGCGGCTGCTAGCTCGCGAACAGTAAAAGGACGGTGGTGCTCAGGGTGGATTTGCCGAATGCAACTACTCGACATAGTCGGGAATTGATTCAACCAGCTCGTGCGACTAATGCAGTGCAGTGAGAACGGCATATCACTTGTGCGTGCCATCCATACGAAACGGTAATGCTCAGGCAACGATGTCGGCGAATACTTCGCGAATCGATTTAAGCAATACCCGTTAGGTAGCAAAGGCACGACTTCCTTTTCATCCTCCGACAATTGACAGTACGCACCACCGTCGTAACCATCGCTTGTGTGGAAAGGATATTCATAAGCCTCCATATCTTTCATTTGATACAGCGGGTCATAAGTTGCCGGACGCCATGGGTAGAGATCGGGTGGAACGATGTTGAAGTTTGCATCCTTCTTATATGCCAAGAAGAAATACCGCTTGCGCATTTGAGGGCACCCAAAAGTACCAGCATTGATAAAAAGGTGAGCAATGCGATAACCATTAGGCACGCACCACTGATCACGCAAGTAATCCAGTAGCTCGCGACCAGTGGAGTATGCTTGTTGAACACTCTCCCAACAGATGACCGGGTAATCATTCTTAACTCCATATTCCATAAGTTCATGAATGTCCCGTGTTTGCTTCGCCCAAGCTCCGTGTGTCTCTTCAGAATAGCCTGAAGTAATACAACTGAAGCCTGTGCATCGTGGATTACCGAAAACCCAATCAGCTTCAATCTTAGGCCAATCCTTTGCATCAGAATTGACTGTGTTGACACCACAAACCTTTTCAGCAGTGTCTAACGCAAACCCGTGGGTCTCAAGGTGTGTGTCCACATTGTGAACCTTGTTAACACCAAGAGTGAAGCCTCCTGCGAACACGTGAACTCCTAAAGCCTTCTTCATAACTTACTCCTCTTCGTCACCCTGAGGAATCTCTCTCAAAACTCCGTCATGGGTCGGTCTGCTTTTGTGAATCTTGAGCACGCGCTCAAGGTCAGGCGCTACATACGTTTCACCTTTATCACGTACACGACCGGGATCGTCAGCAGCACGAGTCTTACTCATGTTGCTCTTATGCACCTCAGCAAAGGCCGAATCCATCGGCCAGTCATAAATCCTTGCAGTACCTGAGAGCACATACTGCAAATCGGTAGCTCCGTCAAGAGCTTCAACTTCGTCGCCATCAGCCAAGGCCATTAAGAACTCGCCTAACTCTTCAGCAAGCAAGTGGCCTCGACTAACACACATGTCCTCGTCGATGAATTCTTCGAGGTCAAGTCCAATGTCTCGGATTGCAACGCCCGCTTCATACAACCTTTCGTTTCTTGATATTGGGATATCAGCCTCACGAGGCAGGTTCATCTTTTTGTGAAAGGCGTCAACACATTGCATAATGTATTTAAGCATTAGAACTCCTCTTCAATAAAGTCAGGACGGTCCTGCAAGTTGCCATCCTCAAGTAATGACTTAAGCATCTTGATGAACGGGCCCGTCTTACGGTATGATCGACCTTCGCGCACTAGGCAGTGCTTACGAACGAAGAGCGATAATGTTCCTTGTGCCTCGGTCTTATCCCACCCACACCAATCTTGTATGTCTTGCATATCTATTTTATTGGTGTGAAGTAGTTGTGTTACGAAATCCTTAGGAAACGGCGAGGACTCTATGTGGCGCTTAACAACGTCTGGGTCTTTAAGTTGTTCGCTTATGTTGATTGCTTGAGTGAAATCACTATACCCAAAGACCTGTGATGAATACATTCGCTTAAGCATGTTGACAATGTACTCAACGTGTTCCTTCTTTACGATTAAGTTGAAGTCATCGTCGTGAGAGAATAAGCGGCCGGCAAGGGCAGCAGCAAGTCGAGCAATTTTATATCGACCTGAACCTCTATCGAAGATAGGTACAGCGTCCGAGAACATCCCTGATAACTCGGTGGCCCCAGCTAAAATAGAATCCTTTGCGGCAGGGTCGAAGTAGGCTCTATCTCGCGTCCAGGTCCATAGAATCAGGTCCCTGCATAGTTCGCTAGTATAGACATGTTCGACGTCTGGTCTCATAGCTTGCAGTTCATTCAACTTGCCCGTGTCAATTTCTTTTGCTGACACAAGGCCGAAGATATCGAATCGTCTTACGTCCTCAAGACCACCCACAAGTTCCTTGATCGCTTCGATGCCAAAGTTATATGTATGAAGTGGATGCTCACTCCTTGGGTTGCTTAATGCGATAAGTCGTGTACGTGCTGACGTCTTGCGTTTCTCGATCTTAGGAATCTCTGCAACTCCAGATGACCGCATGTCAGTCAACTTACCAATAACATCTGTGCTTGCGCCTTTAAGTTCCTCAAGTACAACTAAGCGCTTATCATGAGTAGGAATGACTCCCCACGTCACAAACCATTTACTTCCCATTTGCTGCAAGCCGCCAAGTAAACCCGCAACTGATGCATTCTTGCATTCAACCTTTTCGCCTAGTCCATAGTGTTTCATTAAGTGTTGGGTAGTGTCAGACTTGCCTTGTGAACTGTCACCTAAGATCAAAGACTCAACCCAACCTTTGATAGTGCGACCATCAAAGTCAAGAAACAGAGGGCTGTGATAAGTTAAGTCAACGATCTTATGCAAGTCGCGTCTTTGAAAGATCCTAGTGACATTTGCTTCAAGGTCATTATAGATCTCATCGAGCTTATCCTCAATCGATTGACCTTTCTTAGGTTGAAAGACCTTGAGCTTTTCAGGATTGGTAAGTTGATACGTGCTAAGCGCGTCCTGGGTTGTTTCATATCCACTTATAAGTAACGTCGCTTGTTGTGATTGAGGATGAGGCCACATGCGACCTATCATCTCGTAGGACTCATTAAGTTCCAACCCGGGACCAATACAATAGGCAGGTTGCATAACACGATCGCTTGAACGATTCGTGATTTCAAGTTGAGGACTTATTCTTACATCCTCTACGTTGTGGTACTCATGCACATCGAATTCGCACACACCGCAACGTCTAGGTATTCCAATCGAGGACATGAGTGCTTCACGTTGACCTTTCTTGGAACCTCCAACCATTTCAAGCACAGCGTCTGATTCATGATTGATTGAGAAACAGTGCTCGCCTGTCATCATCACAGGGCAAGCAGCACAAACCTTTTGATCCTCAGAGCACTGAACCTCTACTTCAGCTGGAATCGAATAAGGTGCAGTATCCATTGCTGACACAACAGACGTAAGCTTGATTCTTTTGCCTGTGTTTTCTGCAAGTACTGCTCTTGTTAGGTCCGTGTCCTCTGGGTCAACGTCTTCAAGCTGATCCTTGCCTTCAGCTTTGAACTCAGAACAGTCATCAAGTAGTGGCTTAAGCATTCCACCTTCAGCAACATAGTCATTGATGTCGCCTTTAGGATGCTTGTCCTTATCCAAAGGCAATATGATATTGCCCACCCACCTCGCTTGATGCCTAAGCATTGCACAACGCATCTTAGCAGATTCTTGACCTGCTTCATCGATGTCATTGCAAACCCAGACTTTCTTGCCTATGAATTCCTTACTTAACGTGGCATCCCAGTTGTCCTCACCGCATGTTGCAGATACAGCGCCTATGTTATGCTTGTTAAGTTCAGCAGCTGCGACGACTGCCTTCATCTCGCCGCCGCATACAAGTATCTCATCGTATTCAAGTTGTTCGATTGGGTATAGGCGGATCTTACCATGGCCTCTAAGATTCTTCATCTTCTCTGGGCCAGGTGCTCCAGGCAAATACCTCCTAATGTTAACATACAAGCCGCCAGCATTCTTAACAGGTATCGTGACACGTCCTTTGTGTTCGCCTAATCGATACTTGCGGATCAACTCGTCTGTTACTGCACGCTTATGCAACTCTGTAAGGAATGGTCCTGCATCCCAAATGGCTCTGTGGTATTTCTCAACGGTATCAGCATCGATGATTTTAGACGTGTCGAATTCATATCGCTTCGATAGGTCAGCAAACACGACTTCACGTGACGTCTTTAGGAATCGAGCAAGCAACGATATAATGTCGCCAGTCTTTCCACATCCAGCAGTCTGACATTTAAAGACTCGCTTCTCAACGTTCACGTGGCAAGAAGGTGATGTGTCGTTGTGAAACGGACAACATACCTTAACTTCCTCGTCGGCAGCCCAATCATAGTCGATGCCGTAGTTCTCAAGTTCGGCTATGACACTAATCTGTTTCATTTGAAGGTACCCTAGGCATAAAAGGAACCACCCAATCGCAACCATGCAAAAGGGTGGCTCCGTGACGGTGAAATCTTAATCAGAATTCAGAGCCAGCCGTAGGGTCAGGATCGTTATCACTTGATCCTGAGTCTTCCAGATCATTGACGATTCGTGAATCAGCATGAGCCTCTTTCATTTCAGCATGAAGCTCAGCGAATCGTTTGTAAAGGTCCTCATCTTGAACATAAGCAGGACCTGCAGGGTTGTCGACTTCGATCCCGTACCACACTCCGTTATCGTTTGATCTATAAACCGAGTGAGCTTGGAATACGTTGCCATAGATCGATGCCTTGCGCATCTTGATCAAGGCAGCGAAGTTCGTGCCAACACTGTGTTCACCTCCGCGGAATGATAAGATCATCGGCTCGAGGTTAAGCGGATGTTCCTGCATGTTGTACAGAGCAACGATAAAGTTCAAATGCTCTTCATGCGAAACAGGTTTGCCGCAAGACAACCCGACATCCTCTTGACGAGTGTTTGAGTCTCGTGACTTCATTGCAATCGATGAGCGTGGATCATGCGATCTTGCAGCCACACGAGGCGCATCCTTTTGCTCTCTTGGATTAAGTGTAACCCACTCAGGCCAAAAGAAGATAGGAACGATAAGGAACGGAGTGCCGTTCTTCTTATCCTCCATGCCGGCCAGTTTGGTCATCGTTGGTAACACAATGACTTCACCAGCGTCGAACTTGTCGGTGAACTCTTCGCCCGACGTTGATTGAACAACCTTGATACGCGGAGGCCGAATAAAGTTGTTGAGTTCATCAATGCCTTCGCGCTCACCCTCTTGCATAAAAGAAGGCAATTGCATTTCCTGTGGGATCAACTCGTTTTCGTCTGTCTTCTTAGCCATGATGGCAGTCCTTCATAATGGTAATCAAGTAATCAGTTAATTAGTTAACACAAATCATTAGTCGTCGAGGTTCGACTCAAGCAGCACTTCGTCCATGTCCTTTACCTTTCTAACCTCGAGAGTGAACACTGGGTACTTGCTTTCAGGATCGATTCCTTTAGGCAGCTGCTTGCCGTCTGCAAGTAACTCAGTTAGGTATTCCACAAACCCGGGCCAGTGTAGTCTAACACTATCACTAACCCATAAGGCCTCTGGAATGTTAAGTGATCGCATAAGTTCCTCAAAGGCTTCGGGATCTTTTCGCCTTGATGGAACGCTTGCAGTCATTCGAACTTTAGGCGAGCCTATACAATTATCTGTCCTGATAGGTTCTGCATCGTCTTGCTCTGTCCATCGCACGCATCCGAGTTTTTGTGCGACGTCGTTTGCCTTGCGAACGTCTTTACGAACCTCTTCAAGATGGCGCATCGCTTCGCGTGTGGCATAAACGACATCAGCGATTTCTTGTAAGTCGCCCTCAGCCTTTACTAAGTCGAACAATGGAGCACGAAGCTTAAACATTTCTTCGTGTAGCTCCTTGCACAACTTGTAAACTTTGACTGCGGTATCATACATAGACCTTGTCTCCTATTTCAACCTCAACATACGAGAGTACTGAGGCATCGTACTGCAAAGTGGTTACGTTGCCGTACATCGAAACTAATGCCCCAGTCACCACGACCATCGTGGATAAAGATCCTACGATTGCAAACTTGTCCTTTTTAGGATCGAAGCTTGACTCGCGAATCTTGTCGGCTACCAGTCTTGCAAAAGCTGGCTCAAATATCGGAGGTCGCCGCTCATCGTCCGTGATGAGCTCAACGACTTCTCCAAAGTTGTACAATGTCGAAAGGTCTAAGTCCTTACGACGTGGTTGCTGTAAAACGAATACGCGGTTCATGCCACAATTCCTTTCAGAATATCTTGAAGGATCTCTCGGATATCAGCGACCTGCAAAGCGTGCAGCCTCTTGCCCAGAACACGTTTGCGAATCTCTTCATCGATTGTACCAGGTACACAGAGGTCTGTGATTCTAACAGGTTTACGAGTACCACGACGATGAGCACGATCCTCGGATTGACTTCGTGCAGTACTTGACCAGTTCTGACTATAGTAAATGACGTGATCGCAGTCAGTGTCGGTAACATCCGGAGATCCTGGAGGATAGCCCAACAGGTTCAACCCCGTCCCGCCCGCTTGCGGGTTGCCAACAAAGACTGTGCAATCGTCGTCATTATTGAATGCGCGTTCAGCTTCAGCACGATCCTTCTCTGAGGTTGATCCGTCAAAACGAACATGTCTTATTCCTTCAATGTTAAGTCTTGCACATATCGTTCGGATGTCTTGGGTAAAGCAAGCCCAGATGATTGTCTTTTGTCCGGGTTCTTTATTCTTAAGTATGTTCATCAAACCTTCGACCTTAGGATTAGGATCAAAGCGATGAACACCACCAGATTCGATTTCATTACCATCATCGTCATAAATCGGATCAAACTTGCAGTAACCCGAAGTGATCTCAGCAAGTCGTAGCATACGTGTAAGTATGTTATTGATCGTAAGCGACTTGTTGCCTGCTATCTCAAGTTCATTCTCAAGTTCTGCGATAAGCGTTTGAGAAACTTCGGTGTAAACCTTTGTCTGCTCTTTGCCCATCTCAACTTCTTCGATGTCGTAGTTCTTAGGCGGTAAGAATGGTAGCGCCTCTTCCTTACGAATGATGAAAGCCATTCGAGCAAGTCGTTCTTGCATGAAAGGCATGTTCTGCAAGCCAACTAGCTTTCGGTGGTCGCCGCTTCGATCCTTGAACACACCATAGAAGGAACGGAACGAGTTGAAGCTAGAGAATCCAGATCCTCCCTGTCGCATAAACTCGAATTGAGTATATAGATCGATGGCGGTATTCGTGATGGGCGTTCCAGTGAGGACCAATCGATGGCGACTTATATCTCTGAGTTGCATCGCAGTCTTGCATCGTTTAGTTGTATGCCACTTGATGTAATGGCTTTCATCAAGGATTGCCATGTCCCACATTCCAACAGTCCGCAACTGTGGCCACATGTTGACTAAGCAGTCATATGAGCAAACGACCACAGTGAACTTGATGTCGGAGTCTGGCAGCATAAGCTCCATGAATGTGCGGAGCCTTTGCATCTTTCCTCCTCGAAGAACTCCAGCGCGATGTGGCTCTGTGCTAAACTTCTCGAGCTCAGCGATCCAGTTAGCACGAACGTTGTTCGGGCAGACCACAATGACTTTGAATAAAGGACAAAGATCAGGATCCTTTTGAGCTGCTTCGTAGTGGGCCTTTGCTTTTCTGCAAATGGCTGCGATCGCAACAGGCGTCTTTCCTGTTCCTTGCTCCATGAACAACCCATAACCTTCAGCCCGTGCGGCATTCGTTGCAGCAACTGTCTGGTACTTGCTTAAGCCGCATTCTTCATTGTGAGGAAAGGGTTTGCGAATGTTGAACCAAGCAGGTACTTCTTCGGACACTGGGTTCCCAAGCAAGACTTGCTGATAAGCCTTGAACCTTGCGAAGAGATTCGCATTAAGTTGCTCGACTTGGGCCTCAGTACGAATCCAAGTTGCAGTGTCTTTGGCGTCGTCTGCCCAAAGGACTTGAGACGAAGGCCACTTAGCGTCGATGATCTCGATTGAAGTGTCACACACAGGTATGGCATAGCGACCATCAGCAAGGCGCTTGTTCTCCGGAAAGAATGCCGGAAACTTTTGAGCTTGCCAGCTAGCGTAAGTTCCTTCAACACCGGTCACCCGGATAATGAACTTGTCGCCATCGGCGTTAAGCTCCACATGAAGCAGATCATTGTCTGCAAGGTTAAGTTCCTTCTCGAGCCATTTGTCTCGGATAGGATTGTGGGCAGCGTGAGTACTTGTCATTTCTTTTCTCCTATGTAAGTGTCTTATGCTTCAAGCCATGCTTCGTATTCTTCAGCGTAGTCATCGCTTATGCAATACGATTCGAGTTCGGGATGCATAGCTTCAAGATCTTCGATCATGATGCCTTCGGGCAGGTCATCATAAAGCTTAGCGTTCAATGCTTCCCATTGATCAAGATCACCGGACCATTCATAGATGCTTAAGTAATCATCATACAGCGCAAATGCTCGGTCACCATCAACTGCAAGCGATGTCTCTGGGCAGTTGGGAGCAAACTTAACGTGTCGCCATTCAAGATAGGCGAAGTCGGACGGGACAAAGTTGTCATTTAAATCAGCATTCATCGTGTTTCTCCTATGTAAGTGTTTGCTTGACTATCAAGCGTGATAAGACCAGTATACTATATAATCGACCTGATGTAAATAGTAATTTAAGACTTTTTGGCTATTTTATAGAAAAAGTTACAGCTTGGGTTTTTCACCGCCATCTGTGTCAATCACCTCTTGGTAAAACTCTGTGGCATGTCGAAGCCAGTCTTCACCGTCTTGAATGTAGTCACTTAGGATCTTTTCTGTGTATCTTACATTGGGATACTCAGTAAAGACCCAGTCCTTAAAGTCTTCAAGAGTTTGAGCACCGCTCTCCCATTCACTTAGTCTTATGCTCCCTGTGTTATCAACGATCATCAAGAAAGCAAATTCTATTTCTTTATCAACCTCTTCCTCAGGATCGTCCTTAAAGAAATCTTCAAAGAGCTCGATGAATGTGTTCTTAAGATCATCAAGCTTCATACGATTAGAAGCTGTCCCATCGCCTGTGGCTTTGAATGTCCAGCCTCCGAACGAGTCCATTACCCATGATTCACCTTTAGGCCAGATGGCTTCTTGAACGCCGCCCCAACATTTACCTTTACCGCTAAGCACAGCGCCCGACACAGGCCAGTCCTTGCCTTCTTTAGCAAGCAAGTCGTTCCACGCTTCACGGTCTGAATTCCATTTATCTTTATCTTCTTGAGTAGGATCGCCAATACAAGAACCTTCAGGCGAGCTTGAGTCACGACCATCTCTCCATATGATACAAGCAGGACTGTCTGGGTCCTCTGTCTCAAAGGCGCATAGGTAAGTATACTCGACTGATGAGTCGATGGTGTGCATGATAAGCGTGCGGTAAGTTTCCTTGCAGCAACACCCAGCGTAGTGTCCTAACATTATAGCTTAGGCTCTCCGTTACCTTCATCATTACCACCTCCGTCAAGCACTGCTTCACAGTCAAGAGGATAGGCATAGAAGTCATTAGGATGATACTCGATTACGTTTACTTTACCTTCGGCTGCAAGGCCATCAGGTCCTGCCCACGCCTGAAGTATTTCGTCAGTTCCATTTATCTTAACGCTGCCTTTCGTTTCACCTTCTATGTCCGCTTCCACAACTCCGAACCACATGCCGCCATTGAACTTTGTAGCCACAAGCCCATGACCAATTGTGTTCGTTATGCGAACGACTGTGTCGCCAGCAAGACCGGCCCAGTGAATGTTAAAGGCCTCGAATAGGCTAGGACCTGAGAAAGCATTCTCATCATTCTCATCAAGAATACGAAAGTCGCCTCGCTCACGCTTAGCAATGTTTCCTTGAGCAACACCCACCATATCGATAAGGTCATTGTTTCGCATAACCCAACCAAGACCAGAGGTTATGTCGTCGCACAAGTACACTAAGCCGCCACGAGTACGATCGGCTTCAAGATTAGGACCTATGCCGCATATGTTAGTTGGGTAAGGTCTTGTGTCTTCACCTGTAGCTCTTCTTACAAGAACAGGTTGCTCATAAGATATTGGTTGAGCTATTCCTTTCTGATTTCCAAGTATGCCATCAGGACCGTTTGTGAAAAACCCAATTCCCTTGTCTGATGCGCTTATGTTAGGCATGTCACCACGACTGCCTTGGCCTACAGCAGAAAACACAGAGTATGGAGCTATGCCTTCAGGTCGAGCGATAAACTCAATGAAGTTCATTCGAGCATTAGGCTGCTTAGTGACTGCCATACGCTTATCAGTGAAGCCATGTTTCTGCCTTGGCTCTACATCAGCACGCACAGCGTTTTCATTAAGCTGTTCAGCAGTAAGGTGCTCGCCTTTACGCCAGTTCTTTTTGAAGATTGTCATTAGAATAGGAACGCCGAAAAGTTACCGGGAGGGTGATTATAGTATTCTGAACCGCCGGCTGTGTAAATTCGCTGGTACGATTGAGTCTTTGCACGCCAGTAACGGTTCCATCCAGTTGCTTTGTGAGTGAAGGCAAGGTTCAAAGTAAAGCCATCGCTTCCGTCTGTCCTGATTGTCCTGTCCATTGTTGGAGTTCCAAAAAGCAATGTCTCAGAATCAAATGCTAATCCTAACAATGAACTGAAGTAAGGCGCTGAATTGCAATACCCGGGCAAGGTAAGAAGCGATGTTGGCAAAGGCGGAGCAACATTGTATATGGTTCGATTGAGAACAAGACCACGAACGAGTTTCCCAGGCGCCTCGCCCTCTTGAAGAACATCTCCAAAAGGTCCTCCCCAGCGGAACCCTCTGTAGTCCTGGGTTAGAAACTCAGCAGTTGGCTCAAGTGATTCACTGACAAGGTCGACTACATTGTACCCGTATGTTACATTAAGTAATGCATGCTTGTATGTAATCGATTGGCCTACAACTTCACCTTCGTTTCCAGCCGGCGTGATTCCAATTGATTGACATACTGGAGCAGACGCACCATTACCGTGAGGGAAAGGCACTTGCAGCCCCAACATCTCAGCTGCAACGTCGTGGCGGTCACTCCAATTGCATCTTAAAGTAACGTTCGCGCCTCGGTTACTGACGTCCCAAGTTTCAGAGACCGTGTTATGCTCTTCCCATACTTCATAACTTGGAGAATAAATGCTCATGCAAGTCCACCCATCGTTTGTACTTTGTCTGAGATGTTCTTGAGGTAATTCGTTTGCATGTTAAGTTGTGAATTACCTTCGTTTGCGATCTGGTTGCCTTTACGTTGTTCCTCTGCAAGTTTCTTTTCGTATTCCTCAAGTTCTTTCTGATGACGTTCGTTGCGTTCCTCAACAGTTTCCATCTTCTTGCTGGTTTGCTTTTGGGCTTCGGCCATCGACTTGAGAGAGTCAGTCATCGACTTTTGATTCTTAGCTTGTGTTGAAGCGGCAGCATCTTGAATCTTATTGCTTATGTCTTCAAGACCAACACGACTTGCAGTAAAGGATCCATCCTCTGTGTCAGATCCTGACTCTTTATCTTTCTTATCCTTAGGACCATCTTTCTTATCTTTGTCTTGAGGCTCGAACGTAGGATCAGTAGATAGGCTTGCCTCGATTTCATCAAAGGATTTTCTGCCTTCACCATCAAAAGTAAACATATCAGCGAAAGCTTTTCGATTCTCAGCAACCTTATCATTTATCGAGTCGTTTAGCTTACTAGACAAGCTAGAAACACGGTCTGTTAGTTCCTTTTCAAATGGACCTAGTTCCCTTTCGGCAATTTCAGGCAAGGCCTTGATGGATGACTCAAAGCCTTCTGTCAGGCCGGTAAACTCAAAATTGAAACCATCGCCAGAAAGAAAAGATTTAAGCGCAGTCCAAAAGTCTGATAAGTTTTCCATCAAGTTAGAAAACACAGTCTTAGTGAAGTTGTAAACGTCTGTGAATATGTCTCTCCAGTTATCGACGAACCACTTAAGGTATCCTGGGATAACCTGCGTTAAGAAGTGCACAAGGTTATTGAAGACACTTACAAACACAAGCTGAAAGGTGTTAAGATACAACTGAAGTGACGTGCCCATGTTTTCAAACACGGCTTGAAAGACAGAGACTGCAACGATTGACTTGTCCACGAGCCACTTAACTATTGTTTCTCCGAACTCTGCGACTCGCTTAACGAGGTTACCCATGACCTCGCCGTTCTCAACAAGATACCCAACCCAGTTCTTAGTGAAGGCTACCGCTTGTTGAAGATAAGGAGCAAGCGCGTCCATCGCAGGAACGAAAGCTTGAAAGATCATTTCACCAATGTCACCAACAGTGTTCATCATCTGTGTAAGACGACCGGTGAACGTGTCTGCAGCAGCTGCGGCCGCACCGCCAAACTCTCCAGAAAGCTCAGCAAGAATAACCTTTTGAGCACCGACGATGTCACCAGACTCTTGCAGAACTTTTATCTGTTCCCTTTGTTGCTCAGTAAACTGAACGCCGGCTCTAGATAAAGCGGACATACCTTTAAGAGGATCGTTAAGAGCCTTCGCAACTTGCATGCTTGCGCCTTTAAGGTCTGTTCCTAAGACCTCGGCCATGTCGGCTGCAACCATTAAGGTTTCTTTGAACTGGTCGCCCTTGATGTTCTTAAATGTAGCGATGATGGCTTGCGATTGAAGAATGACTTCATCGCCGATGGTAGTCATTTCCTGCATTGCAGAGGCCATATCTTTCATCTCATCAGACGTGAAGCCGGCAGCGTTGCCCGTAGCGTTAAGAACAGACTCAAGTCTCTTTTCAGCTTGTTCTTGTTCCGCGTATAAAGAAAAGAGTTGCTTACCGAAGTCGAATACCTTCTTAGCAACAATAGCAGCTCCTACCGCAACGAACGTTGCCTTGACTGCTTTACCCCAGCCTTCAACAGAGTCACGTGATTCTTTTAAGCTTCGGTCAAGGTCGTCGTTCTTGCCCTTGATATCGATTGTCAGACTGCCTTCGCTCACTTAACCACCTCGCGTAATCTTCTTCTGATTCAAAGGTTAGGTTGTCTGAATCAGAATCGCCTTGAGAACCAGGAATGATCTCTATAAGAAGCATCTGATCCTCATGAGTCATGTCTGCTATTTGATCAGGAGTGAACTTGTACCAGGAAGCGATAAGTTGATACCTTTGCTTTCTTGCAAGCTCGAGCTCCTCATAGGTTACTTCTTTTGTTTCCCTTTCTTCGGACTCTTGGGCTGGTGCTGTTTGGGTTTCTTCTTGGACTTTTTTCCTGGGCTGTTCACCTCGTTGAATACTTCGTTGGCCTTGCGAATGTTCTCAGGACTAAGAAGCATAGAGTGCAGGTCCTCAACCGTTAAGTCCGGATGATTATGCTGCAACATTTGCCAAGTCAGACGTGTCATGCCCGGCACTGTGCTAATGATTCTTGATCCCTCGCCACTCATGAACGTCATGCGGGAACAAGTAATCTGTGCTTGGCGAACAGCCATTTCCTTTTGTGAATCAGGCAAGTCTTCGGGCAACGTTTCATACACAGACTTCATGAACTGCTGTCTTACGAACAAGTCCAATTCTTGAATGTCTTTGTCTGTGAGTGGCGACGCAAAGTATGTCTTGCCTTCCAGTTGAATCTCTGTGCGAACTTTTCCTGGCATCTGGGACCTCTGGGATTAAAGTATCAGAACGGCCACCACGGTGATCCAGCACCGGGCAGCGTGATGGCACCAACAGCTCCGTCCTTGTAGCCTGCCATGCCAATGTTGATCGTGCGGTTGATGATCGCACCAGTTTCACGGTCAACAGTAAGGTTTGAGTAATCACCAACTTGACCCCACTTGAGCAGCCAGTAGTCGGTTGCATTGACATAGCATCGGAACTGATGCTTAGTTCCAATTGCCGGATAACCATTCGAGCCGCCCGGCTTGTTGTCCTCTTGGTTGAGAGCAAGAGTCCAATCAATCGGACCTTTCGTTCGACCTGTCCACAATGCAGACGTGCCCGCATCGTAGGTACTACTGTTCACGTAAGTCGGAACCTCACTCGTTAAAGAAAGGGCCGCGGACGTGAGGTTAGGAATTTCATGCCAAGTTGCTCCATCAGTACTGTGTTCGATTTTAGTACCGACAACAGTAAGAGCAGCAGGAGCTGTGGAGTCCTTGGCTTGAGTTGCGTTCTGTTTCGTTAAGGTAAGATGGCCGCCGAACGAAGCGTCCATCGCAAGCAGTTCACCGCCCGCCCAGTTCCAATTGACAGTCAGTTGAGTGACCACTGCTTGGCCCGTCAAGACCTCGCCGGCGTTACCTGGTGTAAGATCATCAGGCGACGTTTGACCTTTGAATGTAAACTGGTCACCAGGGAGAACCGTTGGGACAGCGCCGTACAGCCCGAATCCTCCTGTCCAGTCACGAGCGCCCTTGTCTCGACCAGATCCACCACGAGTATTTGAGGCGACGTACCGGGCTGAGTTTTCAACCTCCGACACGTTCCAGTTTCTCATGGTACTTTGACCATTGATGACGCCTAAGCGTCCGGAGTAAACTCCCATTATAAGTCTCCTGTCTGGAAAGTCATCTCGACTTCTATGTTCATTAGTGCGGACCACCCTTTGATACCGCGGTTACGTTCGGGATCACTTTCGCCTTCAGTGATATCGTTCATGCGTACGACGTTAACGAAACGTTTTCCGTTCCATGTTTCTTGAGCAACATGCTCAGGCCAGTTCTTCATAGCACGAACGAGAGCAAACTCAACTGGAAGAATCCTTTCACATACCAGAGTTTGCCCTGTTGCGATCATCCAAGCAAAGTTCTTAGTGATCTTGGTGCCAGAACTCGTTACTTGCAGTCCGACGTTACCGCCGTCAGTAAGTAATGTGAGCTCAGGCAAGTCAGCATCAGTCACTGTGCGCTTAATGGGATCATTGTTTTGATCAAGACGAATACGATTCTTAAGTCGTACAAGCTCTGTGACATGCTCCGATGCTTCGGCGCAATTCCATAGAGACTTAAATACGATACTTAAAGGATCGTCATACGTCATTCTTTAGTTTCTCCGCAGCTCGTCTTGCGTCATCAACCATCTTGTTCACAATTGATTGAGGAGGCTTAACGATAATGGAACGAGTGGGTAGCACGCCTTTCCCAAAGTGGTGAAACGAAGCGATGTCTGCAACACTGACGTTTCCGCTAGGATGACTTGCAGGTCCGCCAAACCCAACACGTATACCATAAGGAATGTTTTTCTGTAACGCACCAGCTTGAGAAAGGAACACTGGGTTAAGTGCTGCAAATAGAGTGCCCGTGTCTCTCAAGATAGTTGAACTCCCGCCACGTCTTCCAGCAATTGTGGAAGGCTTGAGGGGAGGCCAAGTACCATCGCCTTTTGATGCTTTATCAAAACGCAATTGAGCAAAGGATCGGTAACGCATTGCCCATTGCTTTTTCATAGCTACAATCGGTCCCGTGGAAGCTGTGCCTGACAGTTCCTTTTGGAAACGATCGCCAAACTTTTTAAGCGGCGTCAAGTCGATCTTTACGTCCGCATCAATGTCTGTCATATTAAAACTCTAAAAGAACCCCGCCCAACCAATTGATTGAGCGGGGTTACGGTCCTAAGGCCTCACCATTACGGTGTGGTGTCAGTCAATTCGATCAGACACTTCGGTCGGTTACAGATGTGCAACGGGTTCGATTGAGTCTCGAGCTCGATGCCGCGGTCGAACTTCATTCGTTCTTGCTTGGCATATAGAGGTCGACCAATTGTGTTGACCGTTTCCGTGTAATCCGCCGGTCCATTGAACCGTTGGAACAGGTTGGGAACACCGATGGGAATTGCATGAGCTTTGTTCGCTGCGATGAACGGATCTCGTGCCCCGATTCCTCCTCGGTATTCTTCCCAGATGATCCCTTTGGGATATTCAAATCCCGTGTAACGAGGATCATCGCGAAGGAATTGACCATTCTGCCAACGGTCATAGGCAGCTTCGACTTCGCTGTTCGTGATCAGGTTATCGAAGAAGGTACTGCCGCACAACACGTGGACATATTGGTAGGGCGTGTTGCCCAAAGCGGTTTCCATCGAACGCAACAGTGACAAGCCTTTCAGCTTGACGTTGTCTGAAGCGAAGTTGATGGACAAGGTTGTTTGTGTGATGCCGAACTCTGTGAAGAGATCGTAGATGGTCGATCCATCAGCATCAAGAACAGTTCCCTTGACCGCACCAAGTCGGTGATATTCCCAGGTGGCTTCATGATCTTGCTTCATGAAAGCCATCTTGTCGTTGACAGTTTTCGCAATGCTTTCGACTTGATTCTCGGAACCGAATTGTCGGACTCCTTGAATGTCGTCGGCCAGCACTTGATCGCTGTACGGAATATGCGGAATGGCGAACGTGCGAGCTTTACGCTTGCGGTTCGGTGCTTGTTGATCTCGAACGCCACGTGTTCGTGTTTGCAGCAAGGACAACTTGCCATCACGTTCTTCGATCATTACGGAAAGGTGAGGAACCCCAGTCTCCTGGAAGAGCCCCATGCTGCCAATACGATTAGGCATATACGGCAGCTTGTCGATTGCGGTGGTCAACGATAGTGTGCCGAACACGTCATCGCTGAACACGTCAAGTACTCCGGGCACTGTTGTCTCCTTTCAAGAAGTTAGTGCGTATGGGTTACTGCTGCTGGCCCTCAGACTACGTCGTCTGAGTTTCCGTGACAGCGACTTGTGAACGAGACACGATGTTAAGCGCTTCGAGTGCCGTGACAATTTCTGCCACGGTGTCGAATGCAACACCTGAGCCATCGTTCGCTTGAATGAGATCTTGCACGATAACTGCAGGACCTCGCACAAGCGCCTTGTACGGACCAGAGGTCGTGGCGGCCGCTTTGCTTCCGTCAGTACCAGGTCCGGTGATAAGAACGCCATCGGCGTTTGCTTCGTCAGTGCTTCGAAGAAACTCCCATGTTCCGGCGTTGTCCTTGATGGGCATGCCGAGGACTTCTTCCTCAGTCACATCCATGTTCGCACCAGTCGGAACATCGACATCCACTTCTTCGAAGTTGTAACGATCCGAGTAGTATTCCGCAAGGAACTCGCCCGGGTCGTTTCCTTCTGTCTTCACCACCATTTTTCATTCTCCTTGAGAAAGAGTATACGACTCGATAAGACGGGCGGCCTTACGAGTTACGAGATTCAGCGTCCTTCAGCAAAGGGTTTGAGCCGTCCTTTGGAAGGGTTTGCCCTTTGGTCTTTTCACCCATGGACATGACGGGTTCGTTGTCCTTCAAAGCATCGATGACATCATCGAAGTTATCGGTGATCTCACCTTCGGAGAAGGACAAGGTCAACCGGTCTTTGCCAGTGTATTGCTTCTTCAGCTTTTTGGCAACAGCCGGTGTGATCTTGCAGTCATCTACAAGACCATCGATGATCGTGTTGCGTGAAGAGGTGACAAGCTTGACGAGCGAGGCAGACATGCCTTTCTTCTTTTCTTCGTCATAGTCGTCATCACCGCCTTCAGCCATTTCTTCGCCTTCATCGGTTTCGTCGCCTTCACCGCCTTCATCATCTGGCGGAGGAGCAAGTTTTGCGGCGTCGATGGCAGCTTTCACAGCGGCATACACCGTTGCTTCGTTGGACCCGGGCTCCAGCTCCAAGCCCAACTCTTCGTTCAGGAGTTGGATAAGGTTATCCATAGGTTGTGCTTTCTTTGTCAAAGATGCAGCGAGGACCTTCTCGAAACCTTGAAGCCCGGGGACAACAGGGTAATCGGTGAGAGCCACATGTCTCACAGGTCGATAGTATTTGTTGCCAAGTCCGTCCGTGTAGCTAGGAGGGACAAAGACACTAACTTGATTGCCTCTTTCGGCGTCTTCTTTAGAGTTGAACTTAATCTTACCGAAGAGAGCATAACGACCTTTCTCATCTTCACCAGCACGGAGCTCAACAACTGTGCCACGTCGTTTGTCAGGGTCGTCAGTATGTTCAAGAGGCACAGGAACCTCAATATCATTTTCTTTCATTTCACTGAAGACTTTAACCCAATGATCAATGTCTTCAGCAGTAACAGAGTGTTTGCCTTCCTTTGTGTAGAACTCTCCAGTGTAGATGAGTTCCTTTTCATACACGTGTTCAGCCTCATCACTTAATTTGAGAGGTGAAAGGTCATCAGTGTTGTAGGCTAGTGGTGTTGTCATATATATCTATACCCGAAAACTAACTTCGTTTTCAATTGAGAAACGATCTTACGTTCCTCACAACACGTTCATACTGTTGAACCGTGTGTCTCAATAATAACTCAGCTTTGACCTTCTCCTCTGAATTAGGAGGCAAACTCTTTGCAGCATTTGCCGCTTCATATGCCGCGTCCCTGAGTTGTTGAATCTTTTCAAGTTGTGCACGTGCCATCGATATGTTACGTGGTTTCTTAACTTGAATGCGACCCGATTCTTTAACGGTGATTCCTGCAATACCTAAGCCTGGATCTTGCTTGGCTCGCTCATAGGCGTTAAGATCAAATGAAGGGTCTCTAGGCAGAGGTTTAGGTACTACAAGTTTGCCTGAGCTAGGAGGTGGACGGAGGATGCTACCTGGACGAAAAGCGAATTGTGGATCGACCTCCGGAACATCAGATGGAGGACGTTTGATGCGGCCTGGTGGCCTATCAAATAACGGTACAAGTTGACATCGACATGACCATCCATTAGGAGGATACCACCTATCGATCAGTGGGTCATCCTTTTCAAACACAACACCTTCCATTCGCTCATGCTCATCACGAACCCGATTGTCTCCCACGGTAAGATACTTATAACCCCATAGGATTTCTTGGACTTCAGGCGACTGCTCGGCGTGATCCTTGGCGGCCCCATAGACAAGTTGGGTTTGTGTTCGGAACAGGTTCTCGATTTGATACGAGTTACGCGGGGTAAGGCCCAAGCTATCGAATGTCTTTCCAAGTTCTTGAGTTCCTCTCCGTGTTGTTGCGCCTTCGCTTATAAGTTCATTTACTTTCTTACGAAGCTTAGACTCGATTTCGTCTGTGGAGTCCTGCAAGACTCTAATTGCACGGGACTCTAGTTGGCGTTCAAGATCCTCTACTGTTGGAAGATCAGCAAGTCTTCCTAGGACACGTTCCATATCTCCAAGTTCGCTGAACTTAAATGATTGCTTAAGTGCTTCAGATTCGATACGTCGCCAGCCAGCAAGATAGGCGACCTTCATAGCACGAACAAGAATGTCCTTATACCCATCGATAAGTATGTCACGAACCTCAATGATCGATTCGTTTCGTTGAAAGGCAGACACAGCTCGCTTACGTATAGCGTTGGCCTTTCTTAACGCAAGCTTTTGTCCAGCTGCGTTGATGCGACGAACGTCTTTTAGCTGTTGTGCTTGTGTCATGTTACAACTTCAGGAAAAGGATCAACTCCATCACGACGATCAAGTTCGCTTATACGATACTTACCGGCAAGGACCGCGTTTATCCAAGACGTATACTTGTTGCGATGAGTTTGAAGAATGTCCTTACCCGGGTCAGCGTCTCGTAGGCCGCGTGAATCATAAAGAAGTATGCCAGCCGACATCGCTGTGTAGTATATCACAGACGAAGGATAAGGTGTTGCAGTCAACGGGAATTCGTACGGGCCTTCGTGCATGTGGTCATTGAGCGTGTTTGTTGCAAGTTCAAGGGCCCAATCAATTCGCTCTTCAATGTATGACGCATCACCATTATTTTCAAGGTCGGCCCATGTGTCAACGTTGGTACAGCCGAAGATGTTTTCAATGTCTTTACGAACAGCGTACGTCATATCTTTTTCCTTATAAAAGCCAGCCGGCTTCATCTTCCTAAATCCACCGACTGGCCGATCCCAGTTCTTACTTGTCGTTATCCTTTGCCATCACCAATCCCGTGGCGGTCAAAACGATTGCGACAACTGCATTCCAGTTCGGGTTGGTACCTGGGTCAGCATCGAACAGAAGCTTAACTTCCATTGCGACAACTTCCAAAGCGGCCAAGACTCCGAACACCGTGGTCTTCCAGTTAGACTTCAAAGGATCACCCCCTTTCTTAATGCGAACTTATTTCAGAACGTATGTTGTTGATGCTAGCCCTCGTTTGATCCTCAATGTCTAAGGACTTAGCAACTTGCTCAAGGTAGTCGCATGCGTGTGATGCGGCCCTATGCAAATTGTCTCTTGAGGCGCTCATCATCTGTATGTTCTCAGAGGCAACCTTTGATGACGTAGCCAACTGTTCGGTGGCTGACGTTAACTTTGTTTGCTGCTCCTGCATTACGTCGATGAATTGAATGTGCCTTTGCGAAACGATGGTTAAGATCCCGTCTTGCTTTGCGAACAAGCGGTATAGGATATAACCACCACCTGTAAAGATAGCGATAACGATGGCGACTCCTACACCAAACTCTCGCACTAAGTCAGTGAACATCCGTGCTTACCTCCTTGGGCAGTTGCCTGAAGGGCAAACCGTAGTCCATCCACCTTCAGTCACAGTACGTTGTGTAGCTTTAAAAGATGAGCGAGGAGGACCAGGAACATAACCATTTCTGATTACATTGTCGTGATCATCAGAGTGTAAGGCTCTTAGCCTTGCGTTCCCATTCTCAAGTGAGGCAAGGTACTGCAAGTACTCGCGACTGAACCTTCCACGGTGTTGTGGATCTCCAATCTCTCCCATCAAGTGTCTTATAAGATTTGCATTGGTCATAGGTATGTTGCCCATGTTCCAATGACGTGCCGCAGGAGTCGTTGGGTACGGAGCAAACTTAGGCATCTCAGGTTCAACGTCGATGACAGGAACCTTAAGCTTTTGCCTGTACTCAAGTAGTGCTCTTAACTCCTTTACCTCCTTCTCCAACTCGGCGACCCGATTCGTCGACGCACCAGATTCGGCCTTGGACGACGTCACCTCAGAAGACGTCTCCACTGGGCTGGAGTCGATACGAATGTAAATAGGTCGTGCATCGGGTTTCACGACCACCTGGGCTAGTGCCGGTTGGCACAAGAAAGTAAATCCAATAAGTAAGATGTATCGCAAGGGATCATCGCCTTTCTGACATCAACATTTCGATCAATTGTCGGTTGATTGAGATGTCGAGTTCATTCTGTAGAACACGCTGCTCCAAGGTTCGTGGAATCCCTGGTCCCGGAGTTCCTGGATCAGTAGGTGGTGTTGTTGGCTTCCCGTATCTGTCCTGAACACGCTTGGCATCTCGTGCTGTTGGAACGATAACGTTTCTCTGATAATACGGGTAGAGTAAAGCGTTACGATTCGAGTCGTGACCAAGTCCAAGGCCATGTCCGTCCTCATGACCGCTTACGGCCTTGAAGAAATTGAAGCTCCATCGTTCGCCGGAATCGAATCGACCAACCAATGTTGAGCCGGCAGGCTGTCCACAGTTAGGAAGGTAGTGATAAGCAAGCTTGCCACTTGAGCCATCCATACGTTCCATGCTGTGAACAAAGTTTGCAGAACGGGCACCATCGTAAGGCACATGCTTGAAGACGATACCACAAACTTTCATCCACTCAACTTTTGCTTCCCACCACGCCTTGTGAATCTCTTCCTTTGACATAGCAGAGTGTGACAAGTTGTGAGTGCAAGTTAAGTTCTTCGTTGCCCACTTTCTTGTGCATGCTTCCTCAATTGAGAACTCAGCCCAACCATTTCCTTTACGCACGAATCCGTGATTAAGGTCAGGTAGCGCACAGCACTTATCATGCGTCCGCCGAATTGATTGAGGTCCGAAGTTACCATCTGGCAGCAGTCCCGCAAGTTCTTGGAATGCCAGCGTAGCATTTCGGAATAGAGTGTCTTTTTCGGAGAGCTTGTCTGCATCGGGCATGTCACCTTCAAAGTAACCGTTGGCTGCCAAGTACTCAACCTTGTCCTTATGAGGTTCACGTAGTGGCGGTAAGTATCCATCGCTTTTTCGTGAAGGCATATTACTTGAGCACCCCTAACAGCTTAAGTAGTTGAACGATGGCTTCGATGATCAACAAGATCTCCGCGCCTGTAGCGTCTTCACGTTCGGAGTTAAGCAGCTCCGAAGATTCAACGTTGGCATAGTTACTTAAGCCTTCAGAAATCTTTGCGAGGTACGAAGGCAAATCATTTGCCTTTTCCATGCCTTCGTCAAAGACTTTCCAAGCAGGCGACCAGTCCTCCTCAAGTCGTCGGCCGGCAATACGACGTGCGACTTTAAACGCAGTTTCAAATCCTGACTTATCCATTTCACCGGAAGCCAATTTGTCTGAAAAGAAAAGATAAGCGGCGGCTACGATCTCGGCATCCTTTTTGTTTCCGATGGACTGTGCCATCCGCTCTGCTTCCTTTACGATAGGATCCTCATCCGGCGTGTCAGGCTCTTGTGGATCAGTCGGCGTCTGCCCGTTGGACGTGACGTCAATGACAACGTCGATCTTCTCGAAGTAAGGTGCAGCAGTCTGAGGCGTGATCATCAAGTAATAACCTGAATCGTTGATCACAAGTGTTCTACTGTCGCCAGCATAAACGACTGACGCACTAAGCATTAGTAAGAAAGTCAATAGCTTCTTCATGTCGGGATCTCCTAGTAATAATTCATGTGTCCTCGACGTTCGAGCTGAACACTTACGGTTACGTCAGGACCACCCGTCTCTTTAATGAACTTGAGGTTCTTGACGTTAACCTCTCCGAACACAACAGCAGTAGCGTCTCCACCTGAGTCATCAAGCATTAAGCCTGCGGCGCCAGTTGGGTTACCGCCGTCATAACGATAATGAAGTTGGCCGCCGTTCACAGAGAACACAGCAGCGTTCGCTTGATCGAGTTCCTCAGCAGTAAAGTGAGACGTGATCGCGACAACAGATGTAGACGCTGTGAAGCTTGCGAATTCAATCGGCACAGGAACCTTTTCATTTCCAATGTATTGCCTATGTACCACTGGGCACTCCTTTCAAAAGATCTAATGCATCAGGACCATCGTCTGCAGGCATGTTAGGAATGCCAAGCCGTTCACGAACAGCTTCAAGATCGATGTTATCGATTTCTTGTAAGAACCCTTCCGGATTCGTTATCATAGCTTGGTAGAGTTGCTTGAGGTATTCTTTCTCTGTGTCGGCCAAACTTGCAGGAACGATCTTAACCGTCTCCACAGCCTTGGGACCCCAGTTAAGGGCAAGCAATTGATTGACACAGTACTTGTTATAAAAGTTAACAAGCGTGAGGTGTCGAAGTTCAAGGTTGGTGATTGCGAAGTCACCGTGTTCACCAGCTTCAGCCTTTGTGCCGAACTGACCTTCAAGAATTGATCGTTCAGGAAATCCGAATGCTCGAACCTTAAGGGCATCAAGGTACTTGAGACGATCAGTAAAGGACGCACTACTTGAAGCTGTGATAAGTTCAATGTGCCATGCATCAACAGGTTGTGAGTCAACGAATTCTTGAATGACGCGCGGCACCATGATACGCCCTGAGGATTCAAGCTTACCAAGAATGTCACGTGCTATGTCAGCGTTCGATACTTCCTCACCATTGTATAAGCTTTCGCCCATTGGGTAATGAACCACCCAGTGACTGCCGGCAATTTTAGAATCGTGTCGACTGGCGGCATCGTTGGCATCGTTCCACATGTTGTATGCAGACTCTGCGACCTTCATTGTTGGGTACCCATACCAATCGGTACCTTCGACATCGAATGCAACAGACAATGTTTCCTTTGAGTCAAGCAAGATCTCATCTTGTTTCAAGCCATAGAACGCGCCTGTCTGTTCATCAATTCTAATTTCTGTTATATCCTGCAGCAGCGGCTTGAGCTTTTTGTACGTGATGTTTGAATCATCGTCGGTAACGAATACCTTTTCGTAACCTTGCCACCCAAAATCGATACAACCCATAAGCGATGTTCTTACGAGCTCGAACTTGATCTTGAGCATCTCTCGTCGGATGAATTCAGTAGCGCCTTCAGGAACGTTTTCAGTTTCCTCAAAGGACCATGATGCTGCAAGTACTGGTGCTGCTACCAACTGACGCACAAGCGAGATGGTCGGGTCACGACGCATCTTGCGAACTTTAGTGTACCAATCGAATCCAATGTTCGAGTTACCGATGGCACCACGGTCAGTCGTAACAGTTGATGTGCCGTAGGCGACTAACTGAGGTGGTGTCTTTTGCTTTGCTGTCATATCGCTGCGACCTCAGCTACTTCGTTTGTGACAATACGAATAGGCCACTTAGCGTATATGATGTAGCCTAGTGCATCTGACATATGACCAATGTTTCCGGAATCGTTAGGTTCTTTAGTGCCAGGCGTGTAAGCTCTTTGATTAAGATCCCTGATGAGGTGTGTACATCTAGGATTAACCCAAAAGCGACGTGTACCCTTAGCGTTACAGAAGAGAGCGTTACAAGCGGCAAACCTGTTAGCCCTTAATGGGTTCTTCTTTGGATATAATACCTTCTTACGAGCAAATCTTTCATCATTCTTTATTTGAGCATAGTCGCTTGATGATGCGGACGTCTTACGTGCGGCTCCGCTTGCGTCCCCATAGAACACCCAACCATTTTCATGGGTCTTATACCGATTGTAAAGTGTGTCCAATGTTTCACGAGTGTTCGTGTTGCTCAAGCTTATCTCATCAAAGCAAAAGAGTTCACCGTTAACCTCATGACACAATACCCAAGACATGGGATCAACGTTGAAGTCACTACCGACGATGACGGGTTTGCTTGGATCATACACAGCGGCTGGTGTAATGTTCTCATCGCTAAAGGCATAGAATATAGCACCACTTGCCTTCTCCCAAGACGCATTGTACTGTTCGTTAAAGTCTCTTGGGTCAAGCGCGTTCCTATGCATCTCAAGTTCTTCAGGATCAACAATGTCAGCGCTTGGCCATGTCCACGATGCAAAGCTACCATCCATACGTTCAAGGCCTTTATCAAAGGCTGTCTTGAACTCGCCAGCGCCTATGCCGAATCGTTTAGGAACTCCAATACGCCAACACCAACCTCGCCTGTGTGTAAGAGCCGGCAACACAGAAAGGTCGAACACTCCGGGTCTTTGGTCTGATGACTCGTCGATTACCCCGCCATCCCACTGAACACCTTCAAGTCTTTGAGGTTTATCCATACCCACAATGTAAAGCGTGGAACCGAAGATGGTTTCGATAACCATCTCAGAGATACTTTCCTTTGTTATCCATTCGTCTGGTATAAGAGCTCGAATGGGTTTCCACGCAACACGCTTAGCTTGGTTGAACGTAGGCAACGCGAAGAAGTAAAGTGGATCAGGATGCGGCTTCTTTTCGGGTAAAGCGCAGACGATACGTCGTCGAGCAATTTCTGTTTTCCCTGATCCACGACCGCAAGCAAGATGCTTAAACCTTGCAGGATGACGAAAGGCTTCGCATTGCTGACTGTGATACTTAAGCTGTGTCCATTGTTTAGGAAGCATAATAGGATCTTAGATTCTGGGTTCAACTTCAAAGGATGCACTTGTGGAATACAAATCTTGATCGTTAGGAGCGACGCCTAAGGTAACGAATCCTTCGACCTTCCATCGACCTTCTTTGAACTCTGTGCCATTAACTTGGTAAGCGATCTTTCCATCAGTTCCGCCTGTGTGGAGTGTCGCTACTTTTTCGATAACAGCTTCATCAGCAAAACGAAAGAACATCTTAATCGTTTGAGCTGACGCAATGTTCATGGGTTGACCTGTCACCGGATCATAAACGATCAACACGATGACTGGCTCACTACCGAGTCTATAGGTGGCGCATCTCATCTTTGTATACCTTAAGTTTAAGTTCGTCGGACATTTCTGTTTTGAGCTCAAGTGACTTAGCAGCGAATACCTTGAGCAGTATTCTATAAATACCTCGTTCCTCAACTTTTATTTGACCCGCGTTAGACATTGCGCTTAACACGGAGTTGATTGTGGCGTCGTCGATTGCTTGCACAGTGCTTAGTGCTTGTAGGTACCCAAGCCCAGTGTTGATTGCAGCAGCCACATCGTTTAAGGACTCAGCTGTTTGTGTCATCGCTTGAAGTGTTTGACGAACCTCAGTATCAGTTAAGATACTTGCAAAGGCCGACATCTGTAAGGCGACTAAGTTTTGACGTATCTCGAATTCAGTTCCTGTTGCCTCAGCGAACAGGTTGAGTGCTTCAAGGCGTTGTGCAATCGATGATCCTATTTCAGTTGACCCATCAAGTTCTGACTTGAGAGGCTGCAAGGCTTGATTGATCGTCGCCTCATAGTCTGCTGCTGCCGCGGCCGCTTGGTTGATTGCCTTAAGAACTTGATTGACTTGTGCAGAGAAATCGGTTCGGCCTATTGCGACAGCATCGATAGCAGCAAGAACAGAATTGACTGCCGCTTCAACTTCGATGATGGCTTCCATGCCTTGTGACATTGCAGGGAAGTCAGACGATATGCTTGCAAGATGAATCGATGCTGTGTAAACTTCTTGCTTAATAGGTTGCAAGGATTGAGCTATATTCGATAGGATTGAGATCTCTACTACTGCCTCTGAAACCATCGCTTGAAGTTGCTGATTGATCTGTCCCGCGCTAGAAGCAGGACCCGTAGCGGATGAAACCATAGCCTGTAAAACTGACTCAACGTCTAGGCTGTTCTCAGGATATACTTCAGCATTCGTCAACAGCATTGCAAGATAAGTACTGATGGCTCCAGCATGTTCACCAGCGGCCGCAAGGCTTTGCTGAAAGGCGGGCAAGTCTTGAATTGCCTCATAGACATAATCGTAAGAGGCTTGGATTGATTGTGTAAGCGTCGGCAGTATCGATTCAACCTCAGCAACTGACTGAGGATTATAAACCGTGATGCCCGTTCTTAAGGACGCAAGTAACGAATCAATTTGCGATACTGATTGTGGAGGCACAGAGGCGGTGACCGCTTGTTGCATTGCTTGAAGCGTTTGCTCCATGCTTGCGATGTTAACCCAAAAGGCCTCTTGCTGTAATGGAGCAAGTACTTGGGCGACAGGTCCTTCGTGCACAAGCCAGAACGCTGTTTGAATAAACGCCGGCAGTTGCTGATTGATCGAGTAGAAGTAGTAGGCTGGGATGTTGAACTTGAGGAAAGCAAAAGCATTGTACCATACGTCATAGTCATCCACAGGCAGCCAAGTGCCTCGCACAAGAAACCCAAGATCGGTTCCTGTTAATCCTTGAGGTGGTATGTCAGCTCCTATGACAGGAACGAATCCCGCATAGAAATCCGTGTCAGCATCGTCTGCTTGAAGGTTAACTGATGCGTCTGTAGTATGGACATAACTGTCCCAGTGCATTTCAACGTAACCTGCGAACGGCGTACCATCGTAGGCATACAGCCCACAACCCCAAGTGCCGTCTGTTACGAGTTGATGTGTCCCATCGATTTCATATCGACTAACGACATCATCATAAGCATCAGCTGCGACACAAGTTTGAATTGTCACACCGTCTATCTCTGCTTGATGCCTAACATAGATGTGGCCGTTAAGATCCCATACAGCAAGCTGGTCCCAGGTGGTGCCATCGCCTAAGCTCACAGGCACAGACGCAAGTACTGTTGTGGTCTCTTGCGTGGTGTTACGCCACGTTACCGTTGCGATCCTTAAGTAAGCAGACAATGTGCCTATAGGTTCAAGGTAAGCAACAGTTATATCGTATTGATTCCAGTAACGAACGACAAGTCCTTGACGAACTGTCTTTGTCCCAACGTAATTGTCAAGTCTTGACTGGAGGATGTTAACCTGCAAGTAGTTGTGCCACGACTCAACGCCTGATACTCCTAAGGCCAACCAGTCACGAACATCAACTTGCCCGTAGAATCTTACAGCGTTTGATTGAATAGTTGCAAGTCCACTTCCTAAGCTTCCTACTGCCCAAGAAGTACCTGTGTCGGGAGTATGCGAAGCTAGGGTTGTGCCATTACCATCTGTGAAATTATCTACAAACGCGTTGCCTGAGTTTGAGTAACTTGATCTTGGGAACAGCCATCGCTTAAGGTTCGTTCCTGATCTTGTGAACTCAACTGATGCACGATGTTTCCAGTTATTGCTTTCAGTTCTGTACCTCGCACAGAAGACATAAGGATAAATGTTCTGGTAGACATTAGTGTCGCCTGTGTCATTGAACTCAGACGTTGAATCTGAAAGGTCAGACTCAGGTGTAGCGTTATCATTGAACAACGTCGACGTTGCGTCATCGATGTTAAAGAATCGGAATTCGTTAAGCGCAACGTTAGTGGCTACTGATCCTTTATCTCCGCAGACCCCTGAATACTCGCCTGAGAACCTCGATGTGTTGCTGTCAGTCCAAGTCCAGATTTTAGTTTCGTCAGTTCCTACACATAAGGAGAACACGCCGGCTTGAACTCGGAACCACATCAGTACATTACTGGCGCCTCCACCGCCACCCCAGTTCCATTCGACGTCGAGTGTCTCGTGTAGCTCTGTGACAGTGCCGGCACTTATTGAATAGACGCGTATGTCAAACTCGAATGGTGCAGCAGTTCGTGAGGCATCGCATACAACAGCATAGCCTGTGTCAGCAACTCCTGAGTACTGAAGCAGTGCACCCATCCTTGCACCGCCGCTTGATGAATTAAGTCCTACGGCATTAAGGTAATCAAACACAACTGCTTGGCCTGGATGTGTGGACCCGCTTACGGCAACATCACAGCGAACTCTTGCGAAATCGGTTTCGCTTGCACCGCTTGATGTGACATACATTTGCTGAACGCCGTTGAACGTTCCACAAAACCATACTCCGTTTAAGATCGTCCAAGCATTGTCTTGACTTGACTCAGGGCTGGCGGCCGATGGAAACGTCTCAAGTACTTTGTCATAGTCGGTGTTGTACCATGACGCCTTCCAAGAAGACCCATCCCAAGAGCCTCCTGTGCCGTCGTTATCTAATGCATCATTTGCAGAGTCATCAAGCGTACTAAAGTCATTGATATTATCAGTGCTAAACGCACCGGCCATTACGTGATGACCTAGGCTCGTGTAGTCAGTGAGAAAGGTCTTAAGCACGTCATAGACGTAATCGTTAGGATCGTATACTGTCATGGTCTAATGATTCCCCATCCATTATACTCTGTCTTATCGAGCGTGCACTCATCAAAGACCTTGCGAATACCTTTATAGGTAGGATGATCCAAGTCATCCATAATGATCGTGCCACCCGGTGCTAAGTACTCATAGGCCTCTTGTAAGTCGTGACGAACACCTGATTCACTGTGATCACCATCAATGAATATGAAGTCATAACGACCTGTGATGTACTCAGGAAACCCGTTGCTGTCAGGTTCACGATAATGAGCGACGACGTTGGTTCTTTGAGTTGCTGCAAGCGTGTCCCATACGTTAGGAGCACGGTGCATCGATATGTTAAGGTCTAACGTATCCACGTGATCGAATATTACACTTAAGTATGCAGCTCCAACTCCATAACACGTTCCTATCTCAAGTGCACGTCTTGAAGGCTTATCACTGAAGTATGACGCAAGCCATAAGGCTCGAGCGTATGTCATAAAAGGAACGCCATGTACGACTTTATCGATGTCCTCGATTGTTTTGCATTTAATGTTACATTCATATTGAAGATACATAGCCTTCACAGCATTGAAGTACCAGCGTTCGCGCATGCTTAATTGCTTACGTGTCTTACCTATTTTATTAAACACATGGTCATAGGAACACGTGTTCTTGCCGTGATACCAGCGTACATAATTAGTTGGCGAGTTGTCGATTACATCAAGGTCTTCGAGTTGAGACGTGATGTGATAGTCCTCGTGCATCATCTTATGAGGGTAGCCTATCTTTCTGACATCTTCGGTCTTTGCACAAAAGAGTCCGACGAATCCGAACTTACCACCTTGAGCGACGAAAGGATCAACGTCGTGAAGATCGCAGATGATCATGTTCTTAAGTGTGTTGGGACGGCCAGTAAGTTCGATTTGTCCTAGCTGAAGGTTGACTCGATCTTTCCCATGATAGTCGTCATCGTCCCAGTGCATGATGTAAGGAGTCTGCACGAGGTCAAGCGCATACTCTCTGGCCTCTCCGATTGTTTCAAAGGGCTCTACGAACACCTCCTTAACGTTTCGATAGTTATCACCGGCAATTCGTGTGCCTCCTTGGTTGATGATCAGGAGCTCAGCACAATCAACCGTCTGCCTCATGAATGAACGCAATGACTTACGTGCAAAGTCCTCACGGCATTTAGTCGTCAGCATTACGCATGTGACTTTAGTCATCCTCTCGCCTTCCTTTGAAATACTGAAGCATAGCGTCATTGAACCTGGGATCAGTCCAAGTCCACAAAGGACCTTCCTTGACGATATGCTTCCTGGGATCGAAACCTAAACGTCTTAAGATATGGAACCTTTCATTGTACTTACGGTTGTCATGGGACCCGTGTGGAAAGTAACGTAGCATTCCTTGTGTGCAGCCGATGTCTGCTTGGCACTCCATGTTAACGGGAAAGCACTGTTTCATTGCCTCTTGTTTCCATATAGGACTTAGGGAATCGAACATTGGATGATCCCACCAGCCTGTGACCGCGTTCAGCATCAGACGATCGCCTCCGCCGCATATAGCGACATCAGGTATAGGTCCTATATTAGATCGCCAAGCTAATGAGTACCCAGGCTTAGCGTGCCACGTAGGATTTAATCGGATCTTGTACGTTGCAGCAAACGACGGAAAAATCCTTGGGTCGTATTCCATGTCATAGCATTGCACAGATGTGAAGGGCTGCACGACCTTGTGTACATCGAGCAACTGCTCTGTTTTAATTAACCAGTCTTGGTCACTGAAGAGTATGTCAGCGTCGCACCAACACAGGTACGGCTTAACAGACATTGCGGCTGCGTGATTTATCAGCGCTTCCTTTTGCCACGCTACATGACGATCTCGTGACCCACGAACAATGATATGATTCGCTGCTAAGTACTCAAGGTCAAGAGGTTCATCGTCATCATACACGAGCTCAACAACTGTCGTCGGATAAGCATGGGCAGTAAGCGACCTTATGAGGTTCTCAACAGGTTTCTTGTACCTACAAGGATTAAAGAATGGTATGATTACTTCCGTGCGCATCGAGCCTCCAATGCCCAGTCGTCAAGTGAGAATGTAATGCAGTTAGTAGACACGTTCCATGTTGAGTACCCAGGCTTTGCATGAAGCTCGCCGCTGATCTGATCGTCCTCATAAGCAGTGTGAATACCGAAACGACCTTTAGGTGAGTACATATGAATGGTACCATCGAAAGATTGCCATGCGGTATGACACTTAGGCGGATGTAGCCAGAACTCAGTCACGCCTAGTGATTCACTCACATCATCACCGGGTCTAATCATTACTGCAGTAGCCGGCAACATACGGATGATACCGAACCTCGAGATGGCGTAGCACAAACGAGCCTCAGTCAGCTCCGTCAGGACAAGTCTCGAATAAACTGAAAGCATCGAGTTTAGTAAGTCCTCCATAGGTCACATCGCTTTCTATGCCGTACTCCATGTGGAGCAACATCTGCAAGTAGTGAATAGCTTTCTTGAGATCGGTGACGCCTTCGCCTTTGTCCTTGTGACGGGTGATATGCTTTATGGCGAAGGACTCGCAGGCATTGAGCTGATTCTTTTGACAATACTCAATGGGTTGAATGGGACGGTCCTTGTAGTGGTCACCGTCATGTTGAATGTTTAAGGGATCGGACATGGGATCGTAGTCCTTATGAGCATTAAAAAGATGGCGCCGGCCGCGCGCTCAAACGACCGACGCCTTCACCCCACACACAGGTGACTTATGCGTTAGGATCGAACTCTGGCATTGTGACTGTCCACAGAGTGATCTTAACGGTTTGTGCTGCGACAATGTCGCGGTTGTCAAGGATCATGTCGGCGCCTGATCCCGAAGGACCAGCATCACCATCGATGACCGCCGTTTCATTACGGTCCACAGCACGGAACCAAGAAGCAGCGCCGCTTGCGTTAGCAGACGAATCGTCTGTAACTGAGTTAGCTGTTGCTTTACCTCCTGGGTTGGCATCAGCCGCTCCACCGAAGGCGGGGTTGCTGAGGTTAAGTTCTGCAAGTAAGGCATTGCCTCGTGTCCAAGTACCACCGCTGGTGTAGGCTGTGAAGGCTGTACCATCGATGTTATTGGAGTCTTCGTCTTGCAGCTCGAATGTATTAGCCGTGACGTTCGCAACGAGGTACTGATTCTCGTTGAGCTCTGTCATGCCGGCAACGCCGGTGATGAAGACCTTGTCACCATTACTCAGGCCATGACCATTACTTGTCACAACCACTGGGTCTGCCTGCGTCGCTCCTGTGATGGCACCAGTTGCGTGGTTGCCTGTGGAAGGAGCATCATCAACATTGTCTGGCTGAGGCCCATCATAGATGCGCACCCGTCCTTCCGTGTTTGTGATACCGACATCGATCAAGTCGACGACAGTATCGCATGCGGCAATAGCCGATGCATTTGAAATCTTTGTGCCACGTGGCATTGTCCTCTCCTCTTAGCTAAGATATGATTCAGTCCGGACTCTTTGGGATCGAATCGAACATGCCTTGCACATCTTTATCCGGAGTAAGTTCAGTGCCTGACACATCGCTGGGTAATTTTATTTCATCCTTGACTCGACGCTCAAACTCACGTGCTATAGTTTCGTTGTCCTCGCCGCATACGACATACAGCAGACGAACCAGTTGATTCACGATCTGCTTGAGGTCCATCGGTGTGATGGCATCTTTTCGTGTTGATTCGACAGCAGCAGCGTCTTTGCACATTTGGGCGACAGACTGCAAGGCCTCTCGCATTAGTATGGCCGCTGACATTATCGTTTCGTCTCGATTGTCTTGATCTTCGGGGATCTCATTAGCACCAGAGAAAAGCTTAACAGCCTGAGCGCACGTCATACGCATAAGGGCGAGCTCTTCCTGTAGGTTTAACTGTTCAGAAGAGTCAAGATCGAGCTGGGCCTCGAGTGCTTCGTTTAATGTATTCGTTAGGTACTTAGAATAAAACATTGGTAGGCTGTAGTTCCTGACCTTTGCTCGCTTGCCGCTTCCTCCATGAAACTGACAGAAGCGAGAACCAGTGATTGCCCACTTAGCGCATCGATGACCGGTGTGCCTGATCCTTTGACATTGGCGTTCATGTCCTTCGGGTGGTCGACCCTGCAAGAAACCAGTCAAGTCCAGATCTCCCGGGCTTCCTCAAGCGCCTTGTGTATCATAGTATGTGCAGTGCCCATGCTTACGTCATAGTACACAGAGATCTCTTCCGTTGTGCAACCGTTCATGTACTTAAGATAAAGTATTTCACGTGATGCGTGGGACAAGCTCTCCAGTATTTCTATTACCTCTAAGCGGGTAGAGTATTCAACTACTTGTGACCTTTCATTGAGCTGCTCTAAGGCTCCATGCTGCAAGCGCTTGTTCACGTACTTCCAAACGTATGCTCTTATCGTTACTGCGACATAAGTCCACAAAGGCCGGACCTCGTCCCAAAGTTCGATGCAGCGTGGCACCTTCACTAACACTACGTCAGACCAGAGTTCCTCTTCGAGATCACGCCGGCCACGGCTGCCGATACGACATATGTTCCGAAGCCGGCGTTCATTCTCAAGTATGTACTCCCACGGGTCAGGCTTATCCATGCCTGTGCCTTTCTTACTTGCCGCCGCAAGCTGTGCAGCGGTAACGATTCCCAACAAAATAGGTCATGAGTAAATCTTTCTCCAGCATCCTAGGCAAGTGACAATGCCATCCTTAATGACCCACTGCCTCGACTTTAATTTTATCTGCCCACAGTCTGGACAGCGACGATCTTTGGGTAGATCATAGTTTCTGATTTTTCTTCGGCGCTCCTTCCGTGACTTATGCTCTGGTGCATCAATTATGTTATCTTCTGGCAAGGACTTACGTGCCTCATCCAAAGTATGTCGTAAGTCTGCAAACGTTGTGTCTATTTTCGGACGGCTCATGAAATTTTTCCAGTATACGAAACACAGTGCCCAGAAGTGTCAACTCACATGAAAAAACGACTGATCAAATTTTCGAGTCAGAATGCATGCACATCAAAATCAGATGTATAGTATTTGTATGTATTCTTAACTTAAGCCTTAGTTATTATTATTATAGTTTATATCAACTGAGATTGCAGTATTTGGCAGTTTGATCAAATTACTCACGTGAAAGTTTTTCAAGTTTAGTAGCCTCGCGTTTTCCAACGTGCTTTGACACTTCTGGGAGCAACACTTTCTTTTATCATTTTATTAACGGTCAATCGTAAGGTAGCATTTTCATTTTGGATCTTTCTTTAAGAAAACTTTCAAAGTCCAATTATCATCGTGTTCAAAGTAGAAATGTCTAACACGATCATCGCCAGTCAGTTTCTTAATAGTCTCTAGTCGAAAGGAAAGCTTTCGCATTTGAGGTATCACAAGAGCAGGGTCAGAGTATATGCCAGCGCCAGACTCATAAAAGATAAGCATGCCGTTGTTAGGATTCTGCAATCGATACTCTATCTTGTCCTCGGGTGCCAGCCGGAACCTTTCGTCGCGTGTCAGATCAGAATACATTCTTTGCATCCTCATTTGTGGTTATGAAAAAGCATTCTTGCTTGTCGTCACGCAAGACGCGAATGTTTTCATTTAAGTCAAGACCCTCGACCAAGTCGTAAGGAATAGTGATCTCTTCACGGTGCTCAAGCATAGCAAGAACGATCATCTTCAAGGTAGTGCGTTCGTTCAACAGTTCTTGTACGCCTATGAGCGACTTATGTTTACTCTTCCCATATCGATTGTCAAGAAACTGGTAGCCCGAAGCAACTGCAAGATCACCGATCAGATTACGCAAACCATTCAGCCGTTCGGTCAGGTCTTCGCAGTTCGGACAGCAAAGCCTTTGCTGAGTCAAAGGTGAAGAGCGTTTCACTTTCTCCGCTTCGAGATGTTCTGACTGTTGTGATGACTCCTTCCCAGTCGCTTGGCTTTCCGTTGGGTAAGAGCCGTGCAATGAATGCGGAACCATGTTTTCGTTCGTTGAGTTGTCCAATTCTTTGCTCCTGATGTTTGCCTAGCTTAGTGGTTACACCTTTGAATTCGATGAACCCTTGCCAGTACTTATGGTGTATGTACCGATCCGGCCAACCCGGCGGCATCTTCATCTGTGCAACGATCGGTAAGATCACAGCATTCATTCTTTCCAGTTCCTTTGTCACAATGCTTGTCCACTGTGATTCTTTCAATGGTTACCTCCTTTGGTGCTTCAACGCCGATGCGAACGTGCGCAGTTCTTATCTTGCATATCATTACGTCGATGTAAGACCCGTCAGTCAAATGTAAACGAACGGTTTCTTTTTCTTTTCTTGAAAGTACTAACATCTAGGATTCCTTTCTCAGGATGTAGTATTCATCCCGTAGTGTATTAGTGCGATTCGTTCGATAAAATCAACAGACTTGAAGATCAAGTCCATTTACTTTCGTTTGTAACCTCCGAACTCATCCCAGTACATATCTTTCTGGAACTTGTCTGGATCGACCAATAACTTATCGATCATGTCGTCAAAGATTTCCCACTTGGGAACAAGATGCAACTTAACGGACTCACGCATCTGTTCTCTGAACTCTACATCCTTCCAAAGAATCTCTGCCTTCTCTTTAAACTCAGCCGGCGTCTTCATTCGACACCAGTGATCTTTAGGCAAGAGCTCACAACCTTCATCGTACTCAGGATGAAACAGCGGGATGCATCCTTGTGAGATCATGATGTAAGGCTTACCAGTCAAGAACCCTTTCGTATGCGGAACGACTGGCCCGCACACATGCATTTGGAATTGCTTGAACACTTCTGCCGGCTTGAGCTTACCACACCAAGGAAGGTTCTCTTGTGGCCCATCGTATGAGTCCCAACCCTCACCGAAGATTTCAGTACCTTCAGGCAAGTTGTCAAGTAGCTCATACCAACGTTCAGGCTTACCCATCTTGATACCAGTGTTGAAGTGAGCGTGAGCCACGATGACCGCTGGGTATTGGTTCGTGTTTTCACGTTCATACTGATAGGCCCAAGATTGACAATTGGCAAACTTGGAGTGAACAGCATACTCTTGTCCACCCACTACTTTGTTGAACGACGCCTCACACTGATCAAGCAAAGCAGCGGGTCTGCAATAATCCGAGTACCACGTCATCTCCTGATCCCGAGGGTAACTGCGTGGATCATTACTTAGGACGATACGAGGTAACTGCAACTCGTGTAGAGCCTGCAGCATCGGAGCATTGTACCGAATAGCAAAAGCCAAGCAAGCAGCGCCCATAGGATTCCAACCTAAGGAACTTGTAGGCGCTTGACCCGTAACATTGATCATTGCGATCGGGTCATGCTTACTTAACTCTTCGTGGTCTTTGGCGTAGGCCTCGCGTTGCTCAGATTCGAGCGACCAGTTGTCGAGACCTTCAATAGTCGATTGCACAACAGTAAGACCAGGTATGACCTCACCGCGGTACTGACCATAGAAGACTACATTGCAGTCTCCACGATCAATCAAGCGGCGAATGACTCCTTCCGTTTCGCCTTGCTCACCACGTTCAATAACAAGGTCGCGTGTGTAAAACACTGACCCTCCTTTGCATACGATTAAGGTCTTCATGCTTCGTGAATCCTCCAAAGATTAAGATAAGTTTGATATGTGGGAACAGTCCCAAGGTCCATCCATTCATTCGTCCACTGAGCAGACAACTTAACGCCTTTTATTTTCTGATCGTTCAAGAAGTTGATCAAAGGACCATCCATGTCTTCCATCGTTGATCTTTTCAAGCCAAGAAAGCCGGCAAGATAATACTTATGTACTCCATTGTCTCTTTCAGACCATTGGCATGTCTTAAGGTGGTTTGGCTCGTAACGATCAAGTTCGGGTAACTTTGTTTGAGCGTCATAACTAATGTAGGTACAGTAATCGGGTATGCCGTTTTTCACAATGCTCATGGTGTGAGGGTCAGGTAACGTTGGGTAGCGGTTGTCACCGAAGGTAATGACGGCGTTGTCACTGCAAAGAATAGCTGCTCGGTTAAGCGCATCGCTTATGCCCACAGGCTTGGGTTGCACAACGAACTCAACCTCAGGGCAGTCGCCTTCATAGTACTCTGAGCGAATCTTCCAATAGGATTCCACGACCCTTGATCGGTCTTGCACAACGACGATGTTTTCGATTGTCTCGTGTTGCCTTAAAAAGTTCAAGGCAGACTCGAACATAACGCCGCCTTTTATTGGAAGTAAGACCTTGTTCTCAAGGCGTGTTGACTTGCCGGCTGTCAGTATGATTCCTGTACTCATTACTTTTCTCCTATTTCAATATCACGAACATCGATGAAGCGAACGTGTATCGTCGCTCCAAGACCTCTCACATAAGAGATCGGAATTAAGGCGTCGCGCATGTCGCGCTTGGTCTTTTCAGGTTTTGATCTGATAAGGAATATGATCCCGGGTTCGTTACCAGTTTTCATCGCATACCGTAAACTCTGAGACAAGGCTGCGTCATATTTGTCCAACCATTCGACTTCCCAAACGATGTCCTGTTGAAGGATATCGGGACGTGTACCGTCAGGCAAAATGAACTGTGTAGTCGACCCAGGCATCGACTTTGCAATTGCTTCAGTGTAGTCGTCTTCCTTAGGCTGAGCAAAGCCAACTTGGGACATCACGATTAGTGTACTCAAGCAAATGGTATTTCTCAAACATATAGTAGTCATGATAAGCCTTCACTGGGTCGTCTTGATAGTACTCCTCAGGCATAGCTTGAGGAGGGTCAAAGAAGTAGTGAGATGGAAACTTAAAGTGCTGAACATCAACACTCAAGTCATCAAGTATGAAATGAGTCTTGTGCCACTTATTGAACCTATGCTTGTACTCATAGGAAAGTTGATAGGCTAGTGTAAGTGTCCATCTATAATTGCCAGCAGCAGACCTTACCCACTTGGCACAAGGATGATTGTAATGCGTAAGCTTGTATGGAGCAAAGAACCCGTAATGAATCCTTGCAGTCGACAGCAATTGAGCAGACTCAATTAACATCTTACCTACATGCTTATCACAATGATACTTGGCCGCATCATAAGGAGATCGTGACAAAAAGAATATGTTCATCAGTAACGTCCTATAAACTTAAAGTACTTTGGCTCGAAACCGCACCAGTCAATTGTAACATGTGTCACAGTGTTTGTCAACATGATTCGACGCGAGGGTAGTACTAAGTCAACTATGTATTCATAGCCTGTCAGTTCTGACTTGACCCTGTCACCGATACTGGGTCGACGATTGCTTCTAAAGTACGTTTTCATTTGTCATCTCCATAAGAGTGCCAGCCTTCTTTCATTCCGGCGTCGCGTTTACAGTTCACAGCGTGCGCTGACTTTTGACCGTTAGGTTTCATATCGTTTACTAATGTGCGTGGACCGCTGCCGCAGTTCATAAGCAGCGCATCCCAATACAAACCTTTGCGACGTAACTGATCTTGCAGCCACTGACGATTAGATTCCTTGCGGCCTGTCATCAACACTATGTGACAGCCTTGTGATTCCCAATCAGCAAACTGCTCCAAGACACCGGGCAGTATGGTGATAGGATTAGTCCATTCCCATGGACGACAATGTTTGATGACTGTTCCATCAATGTCAACGATAACACATTGCTTCTTACAATTCATTTGCAATACTCCTTGCTCTATCTAATGCCCACTTACGATACTTGAATGGATGAAGGTCTTTGTGACAAGCTAAACGAATGTAGTGTGTTGCCAGCAAAGCCCAGTGCACGTGAGAGATATCAAATCCTAACGCGCCGGGTTGACTGCCGTGTTTCATTTTGTGCCACCCGTCATATGACTGCAAGATCTTTGATTCGTCAAGCTCCATGCAGTCAAGACCGCGGCTCTTTCCTGGGTCGATGAGTTTCACTTCACCATGTGAAAGTATAACGTTCTCACAAGTAAGGTCGCCATGACAAAAAGCTACAGGCGTGAGATGCTTGTCACGAATCGTTCGCCATATAGGATCAGCCCATTCACTTGACGAACTGTGCTCGATCAAAGAAAGCCGCTCCTTACAGTACTCGATGTAGTGTTCCTTGTCTACGCTTAAGGTAGTTTCGATGCAAGGGTTGAACCAGACATGACTCTCCATGAAATCGTGGATGACGTCAGGCTGTGCATGAACCCCGGAAATGTAATCATACACAAGACACTGAGGACTTATTGCCTTTAGGTTGTCAGCGATAACACTATGAGGTAACTTAAGCAGCCTTGCGACTTGCCAAGTAGCATCAGGACAAAGCTTGATAATAATGTCGCAAGTTTTCGTCTTGTGTCGATGGACAGTCTGCTGCAAGTTTGTCATCACGGAACCTTTTGAATGTTGGGTGTCTTAGCCGGCCTTTAGTGCCGACACATTGGTATTGAACTTCAACTACTTTGCCGATGTAGTATTCTTCGCGACAAGAGATTTCTTCACGGGTATCGACATCCATCCCTGATACGTTTGCAACTTCGTATCCTTCTGATGTGCTACATATAATCGACCCAATGAATCCTTCATGAGCGCCTTGGCCTTCGGTGTACCCAGTGATGATGAGGTCAATGGTTTCTTGAGGCTTATACTTATACCAGTCATACATGTTTCCGTTCTTAAGTACGTAACCTTCAATGTCACCGCCTATAGGTAACTCACGGACGTTATCGAATCGACCAAGAGATCCCATAAGCGACATCGTTTCGTCAACCCAAAAGTCGAGAAACGTGAAGCCCCAGTTCTCGCACGTTAACTTAGTGGCTCCTAAGTCTTGTGCGTGATGAAGGCTTGGTGAGCAGAACGCATCGAAGCGAAGGTTCTTATCTTCTTTAGCAATAGCCGAGGACACATAAGATGCAGGTTCACCTGGGTACCAAAGTTCTCCCCACACCTCAGTGTCTCTCGGCATCTCAAGCACGCCCAACATCAGTGTCGGACAGAACTTGAGTTTCTCGTAGTATTCCTTTGTGTTACGTGACTTGATGCTAACACGGCCGGCAGTGTCCTTTCGTACCCTCATCTGCCAGCCATCGTGTTTAGCATGAGCAAAAGCAACAGGCTGATTCTTGTACCTCGGAGCCTTCATGAGTTGATCTCCTCTTGCAGATCTTCAATGCTATCCTGTAAGCGGAGCAGTTGTTCAACCTTGGCCCGTTTATTTTCGATAGCAAGTTCTTGATTAAGCTCTTTAAGATGCTCCTCAGCGTCGTCAAGCATTGGGATAAGATTCTGTTGACGATGGAGCAAGGAATCAAGTTCCCTTTGCAGTTTCTCGATCTTTGCTCTTGTGTGATCGATGTTGTCCTGCAAGATCCTTGGAATTTGTATGTCTGTCTTAAGGGTCCGGATCAGCGACTCTTCAGCTTTGATTGCTTCCTTTAGATCAGCGACGACTGTTTTCCGTCCAGTCATTTGTTTCTCCTATGTTAGTAGTAGTACCCAGTGGGGGAGCTTATCCTGAAGCTGGTCCCCAGTTCATTGTAACAAATGCTATGGTCAGTTGTCAACCCCAGAATGCACTAATTTGGAAAAACTTCTAAAATAAACTTGCTCCCAGAAATGGCACGTCCTGAGAGCAAGTCTCGTGTCCTTGATCAAGTACACGTGATAATTATCACGCGGCGATATTACTCGTCGTCAGCATCCTCCTCAGGACCCTCAGACTCGTCATCTTCATCATCGCCTTCGACTTCATCATCGACTTCGACTTCATCATCGACTTCGACTTCATCGTCGACTTCGACTTCGTCAGCATCTTCGGTCTGACGTTGACGCGGCTCTTCGTCGGACTCGACCATCGGCATCGGTGCGCCTTTGATCTCATGTTCGTTGAGCAACTTGAAGGCGTCGTTCAACGCTTGTGGATCATCGGTGCTGATGATGAACGCACCTTCGGCTTGCTTAACTTCGACGTTCATGCTGGTCAGCTTTTCTTTCACTTCGTTTGGGCATTGCCCGTGGAAGCTTGATTCACGTGTATGTCCCATAACTTTTGTTCCTTTCGAGAACTACAAACGAAAAAAGGGTCGCCCACAATGGACGACCCAAGGTCTCAGACAGCGGTGAACTACTCGTCTTCTTCGAGAGTCGACAGCAGTTCGGCAGTGTCGATGCCGGACTCTTCGAGCTCCTTCTTGAGAGCATCCATCCGTTCTTGCATCTTCTGCAAGCGTTTGGCTTTGGCCGCGGCTTTCTTGCCACCACCCTTGCGAATCAGTTCGGCTTCATCGCGGTAGCCTTTGGCTTTCTGCTCGAGATCTTCGGCTCGCATAATGAGGTAAGAGGCTTCGGAAGCGAAGTCTGATTTGCGAAGCGGCTTGTGAACTTTGGGATCAAAGTCATCGGGAACAGACTCGAGTTTTTCGGTCGGTTTCCCGTCAGCATCGACCTTGAGCAGCGGATGATGAACTTTGCCTTTCTTTTGCGGCGCAGTCGATTCATCGCCTTTGCTTCCAGGTTTAGCAGACTTGGCAGATTCTTGAGGTTTGTTCTTCGTAGCCATGATTCGTTTCTCCTATAAGAAACAGAGTTCAAAAGTTTTCGACAATCAACTTTGATTGCCAAGATAGGTCCAATGTATCCTGTGGATGTGTTTGTGTAAATCTCAAAACAGTAAAAAATGGAAAGTTTTTAGAAAAAGTTCTGGGGCCCGAGATGGACCCCAGAATCGTCGGGTCTATTCGTCCAATTGAATCAATTGGCCAATAACATCGATGAACCCTAGCTCGTCACGTTGGACTTGCCAACGGTCGCCGTCACCATCTACATAGATGGCATAGTCATCGGAGCAGCTGGAAAGTTTACAGAGTTCGGGACATCCGAAAATCGGAAGTTGCATTTCATCAACCCAAGTCCAACATTCGGTCAAGTAGAACTCAGTGAACAAGAAAAGCTCTGCATCCTCAAGTACTAAGAATGTCTTGCAGCTATTTCCGATGACAACATCGAAAGTGTTTGCGACTGTCTTCTCAATGAAGAGCGTGCCGCCGGCGTAAGTGTAGCCTTGTGAACTTCCAAGAACGTCGTCAGCAAGAGCGTCAGCAAGCGAGTCGTTCCAAGTTCGTGTTAGTCGAAAAGATTCAATGTTGTGAAAGTCGTGAATGTTCTTCATTGTGATGTCTCCTATGTGTAAAGGTAAAGTTAAGTAGGTTATCCGACTACTGTGATCCCGTGATGAACAAGAACGGTGATCATTGGATCATTGTTGTGCATGACGACTGGAACGAATCGACCTTCCTCGTTTACTGCAATCAAGTAGTTCACTCGGTCGAAGCCACATGCTTCAAGTTCTTTCTCCAGTTTCTTCTTTGCGTTATCGAAGGTAGCGTAGCCTTTTGACTTTGCGATGTTTGTCAAGTTCTTCATTGTGATGTCTCCTATGTAAGTGTTAGTGATTAAGCGTGGCAGCGATTCTGTTGACGAACTTCATTTGCGAACTCAAGGAACAGTTGAGTCAAGTCTTCGATCAAAGTGTCCCGATGATTTCTCCAAGAGTAGCTGTAACCCATCTCTTTCCCAAGGTCGATCAGTTGCTTCTTGTTCTTGGTGTCCTTGTCCAATCGATTGCGAAGTACCTTTGCGATCGAGCGGTCAGTTTTGTTTTCGGCGACAAGTTCTGCAACTTCTGTTTGAATCGATTTCTTCATTGTGTATCTCCTATGTAAGTGTTTGTGTCGATCAACAGCAATCGACTATGTATACATTATCGACATATGGGGAAGTTATGTAAATAGGAAACGGGAAAAAACTTCCTCATTTTGAAAAATTTTTCTGAAGTCCTGAATCATCCTGTTTTCACGTACCCTCGAGACAGGTATTGTTTATAAACTTTTCTAGCGGCATGAACTGGAAGCAGGACTGGTAGCTCGTCATTCTTTTTAATGACCGTAACTGAAGAAAGGACCGTGAACTTAACACGATCCTTTCCCTTAACCAATTGGACAATCATATGTCAGATTCCAACTCCTGGTGGTGGATCAGACTCCATGTATTCCTTTCTCTCTTGACCGTTAAGATGATATCGGGCAAAGGACCAACACGACTGCCAGTAATCCCTTGCGAACTCGATCGTGTTGGCCTCTAAGCGATGCTTACGGAACCCGTGATGGTATTCACATTCACTATCGATCAAGTGCTGATCCTGCAAGTCTTCGTCATTGTAACATTCCAATGCGAACTCAAGTACTTCCTCAATCGGCGTGTTGCTTGTCATTGTGATGTCTCCTATGTAAAGGTTAAGTTAAAATCCAGCAAGCAGTAAGTCAATGATCGTGTTCACCTTTCGCGTTGCGTTACTGCGTAAGTGCAGCGTGGCGAATGTTACTGCAATGGTTACTTCGTGTCGGCCAACATCCACGTGTTCGCCTTTGTGTTCATAGCAAGGACATGTTACGGTCAGCATCGTGTTTCTCCTATGTGAAAAGAATAAGAAGGCCGCCCCGGAGGGCGACCAGTTATGTCTTCATTGTATCAGCATTCAGAACATCCAAGGTTTTTCTTCAAGATCCCATGCACGTCCATTGTAACTCACGTGACCAATTTTCTTGCCATCTTTCTCAAGCATTCCACAATTGCCTCGCATGTCACGCGACCCGATAAAATAGTGATCGCGGTGCTTTCTCCAAGCAGCACTTGCAGCAGCAACAGACTCGACTTCTTGTTTGAAGTTTGCTTCAGTTGTGTGAATGGTGATGGTCAGCATCGTGTTTCTCCTATGTAAGTGTTTGTGTTTGTCGATTTGTTTCGACTATGTTTCTATTATCGACATGTGAGGAAGTAATGTAAATACCAATCGGGAAAAAACTTCCTCATTTTGAAAAAGTTTTTCGGCACGCATTTTACACTACTATAGTAGTATCATTTAAGATGCTCGAATGCGAATCCTTCTTCGGGCGATTCTTTTGTCTCTCCAGCCGACGCTTCAGCCCAGTTCTTCGAGCTGATTCCATAAGAACATCGGACAGGAACTCGCATCTCGATTTCAGGATTGGACATGTGCCATACAATGTCGCGTCTTGTGCGAGGATCCTCGAACACTTCCTCTGGACCTGTAAGACAAAGTTCATCGTGCACTTGAGCCATGTAACGAATAGGAGTTCCCATAAGCTTACGTCTTAAGGTAACGATTCGTTCCTTCATAAGGTCAGCAGCAGTTGATTGGTTC